CCAACAAATGCACAAATACCTTTTAGATTTTTACCATGTCTAACTGCAGGATTAGCTTATTATTTATCTTTAAAATATGCTCCAGATAGAGTTCAGTTATTAAAAACTTTATATGAAGAAGAATTTAGAAGAGCTGCTGATGAAGATGTTGAAAAAGCAAGTTACAGCATGGTTCCTAGAAATCAATTTATGGCGGGTTACTAATGTCAAAATATGCTTCAGGTAGATTTGCTTTACGTATATCTGATAGAGATGGACAAGCTTATCCTTACAACGAAATGGTACAAGAATGGACAGGCATGTGGGTTCATCAATCTGAATATGAACCTAAATCACCTTTACTAGATCCAAGAAATCATCCTGTTGATTATGAAGCTTTAGAACATTCAAAAGGTCAAGTTGTTAGTGTTACTATACCTCTTGGTGGTATTTACATAAATGATGAACCTACTTCAACTACTATGAGTCAAGGAGGTTCTAATGGTGTATCACCAGCAATTGGAGCTAATAGTTTTCAAACTGTTTTGCAAACTATACAGCAGTTTAATCCTATACCCGCACCAGGAGCTTTAGAAACAGTGCAAGTTAGAACAATGCAACCTTTAAATGGTAGTTCACAAGCTAATCAAGATACTATAATAAATACACAATTAGGTATAGCAACGGTGGTAATATCATGACAACTTATTCAGACTTAGTAGATCAAATAAGAAGTTATACAGAAACATCTAGTGATGTTCTTACAACTACCGTAGTTAATGACTTTATTTCTCAAGCCGAACTTCGTATATTTAGAGAAGTGGATTTAGATTGTTTTAGATCTTATCAATTTACTACTCTAAGTGTAGGAAATGAGTTTATTGTATTACCAGGAGATACACCTAGCACCATGTCGTTTGTGCGAACTGCATCTATATATGCAACTACAGGAACTGAGGCTAACGTCAGAAGTTACTTATTACAAAAAGATATTAGTTATATGACTGAATATTGGCCAAACAGAACATCTAACGCTAAACCAAGATATTATGCTATGTGGGATCAAAATACATTATATGTTGCTCCAACTCCCGATGTAGCATATAATATAGAATTAGCTTTGAATCGTAATGAAACAGGGCTTTCCGCAACTAACACAACAAGTTGGGTTAGTACAAATGCGCCACAAGTATTATTATATGCTTGTCTTATTGAGGCTTTTAAATACCTTAAAGGACCGTATGATTTGCTTGCACAATATGAAAAAAGCTATCAAGAAGCTGTACAAAGACTTGCAATAGAACAACAAGGAAGAAGACGAAGAGATGAATACCAAGACGGTGTTATTCGTTTACCTTTGCCTTCACAACAACCATAGGAGAAAAAAATGGCAATAGCACAAGCAGTTTGCAACACATTTAAAAGAGATCTGTTAAAAGGATTTCATGATTTTGCAAGTGGTGGTAGTACTTTTAAAATTGCATTGTTTACATCAAGTGCAAGTTTAGGAGCATCTACAGAAGATTATTCAACAAGTAATGAAATTACAAATACGTCTGGCTCTGCTTATACAGCAGGAGGTCTTGCTTTAACTGGTCAATCGGTTACAGGTGGTACATCAGCATCAACAGCATATGTAGATTTTTCAAATGACCCTCAGTGGACATCTGCAAGTTTTACAGCTAATGGTGCAATGATTTACAACACAACTACTGATGGCGGTTCGGGAACAACGGATGCAGTTTGTATTTTAGCTTTTGGTTCTGACTTTACAGCAACCAACGGTACATTTACTGTTCAATTTCCAGCACCAGGCACAAGTACAGCTATACTGAGATTATCGTAAGGATTTAACATGGCATTGATTATCAATGATCGTGTTAAGGAAACCACGACAACAACAGGAACTGGAACCGTAAACCTTGCGGGAGCAAGTGGCGGATTTCAAACTTTTGTTGCGGGGATTGGTACGACCAATACAACGTATTATGCTATTGTAGCTCAATCTGGTACAGAGTATGAAATCGGTATTGGCACAGTAACTGATGCAACACCTGACACTTTATCAAGAACAACGATTCTTGAAAGTACAAACAGTGATGCTGCTGTAGATTTCTCAGCAGGTACGAAAGATGTATTTTGTACATATCCAGCAAAACGTGCACCTTCTCCTAGCATGGATGCAACGGCATATGTAACAACACATAATTCTACTTTAAGTGATGATCAAACAATAGACTCAGGAGTTTTAGCAGGACCTGTAACAATTACAGGCACTCAAACAATAACAGGTAACTTGGTAATAATATAATGGCTTCAGAAGTAAAAGTTAATAAAATTTCCCCTGCAACAGGAACCTCTTTCACTCTAGGGGATTCAGGTGATACCTTTACGGTGCCATCTGGCGTAACATTACAAAACAATGGAACAGCTGATGGTTTTGGCGCTGTTGATTGGCAGACAGGTGATATAAAAACTTCTACTTTTACTGCTGTAGCAGGCAAAGGATATTTTGTTAATACTACAGGAGGAGCTATTACAGTTAATTTACCTGCTGGTTCAGCAGGAGCACAAATAGGTTTATTAGATTACGCAGGTACATGGGATTCAAATAATTGTACTGTGGCGGCAAACGGTTCGGAAAAAATACAAGCATCTACTGACGATGCAATTTTTTCTAGAGACAGAGAAGCTTTACAAATAATTTATGTAGATGCAACTCAAGGTTGGGTAATCACAAGTGTTGCAGATCAAGGTGGTACACAAGCTTTATATGTTACAGCAAGTGGTGGAACAGAAACAACAAGCGGAGATTACAAAATTCACACATTTACAAGTTCAGGAACATTTACAGTTTCATCTGCAGGTAATGCTGCAGGTTCTAACACAGTCGATTATATGGTTGTTGCTGCTGGCGGCGGAGGCGGAGCTTCTGCTGCTCCTGGCGGAGGCGGAGGCGGAGGCGGAGGCGGAGGATGGAGAGCATCTTCTGGTACTGCTTCTGGTTCTTATACAGCAGGTCCAGGACCTTTAACAAGTCCTGTGTCAGCATTACCAGTATCCGCTCAAGGTTATCCTATAACTATTGGAGCTGGTGGATCTGGAGCAGCAGGTGCGCCTAGTGGTGGATCTACTATTGCTGCTAATGGTGCAAACTCAGTTTTTTCATCAGTCACGTCTGCTGGCGGCGGAATGGGAGGAATAAATTCAAGTCCTCAACAAGCTGGTGGACCAGGTGGTTCTGGTGGTGGTTCTAGTTGGGAAACAAGAACAGAAGGTTCAGGTAATACACCTCCTGTTTCTCCTCCTCAAGGTAATGATGGTGGCCGTGGGAGTACTGCTCCTACTTATCAAGGTGGCCCAGGTGGAGGAGCTGCTGGAGCAGGTACAGACATACCAAACCCACAGGGCAATTGTGGACAATCTGGTGGAGCAGGTGCTGTTTCTCATATATCAGGCTCACCAGTGGGTTATGCTGGTGGTGGTGGAGGCGGTGGATCAACAGCAGGAGCTGGAGCTGCTGGTGGCGCAGGCTCTCCTGACGGAAGTGGTGGCGCTGGTGCAGGTCCTGCACGACCTTCACTTAATGGCTCTGCAGGCGTTACTAATAGAGGTGGCGGTGGTGGCTCAGGTGGAAGCGGAAGTCCAGATAGCACAAATGGTGGTGCAGGCGGTTCAGGTATCGTTATAATCAGATACAAATACCAAAACTAATGATATGGCAAATGTACGAATTCGTGATCAAGGAAAACTTACACTAAAAGATTCAGATAATTCTAATTCTGTTTCTCTACAAGTCCCTAGTACTGTTTCATCTAGTCAAGATTTTATTCTTCCTAATGCTGATGGTATTAATAACAATGTTCTTAAAACAGATGGTTCAGGTAATTTATCTTTTATAGATATAGATACCGTATCGGTTCCAAATATTAATTGGCAAACAGGAGATGTGAAAACATCTGATTTTGCCACAGGTAGCGGATCAGGTTTTTTTATTAACACCACATCAGGACCAGTTACATGTACTTTAGCTGCAAGTCCTAGCGTCGGTGATTTTGTAGCTTTCAAAGACTATGCTGGTACATTTGCAACTAATAATTTTACAATAGCTAGAAACGGAAATAACATTCAAGGAGCGGCAAATGATTCGGTTATATCAACTAATAGAGCATCAGTCGTTTTACAATATGTAGATGCAACAAAAGGTTGGTTATATTTAATAGAAAATAATGTTGGTAATTTACAACCTCCTTATGTTGCAGCAACAGGAGGTACTATTACTACATCAGGTGACTTTAAAATTCATACATTTACATCTAGCGGTACTTTTACTGTTACTGCTCCTGGAACTTCAGATGGTTCAAACACAGTAGATTATTTAGTAGTCGCTGGTGGCGGTGGCGGTGCTGGTTTTGGCGGATGTGGTTTGGGCGGTGGTGGTGGAGGCGCTGGCGGTTATCGTGAGTCTTTTCCTAACCCTGCTACAGGTGGAACACCTGTTACTGCACAAGCTTATCCCATAACAGTAGGCGGAGGTGGCGGAGCTTCTGTATCAGGCTCTAATTCAATTTTTTCAAGTATAACATCAGCTGGTGGTGGCAGAGGAGCCGTAAATCCTGGAGCAGGTACTGCTGGAGGATCAGGTGGTGGTGCAAGTGCTGGAGGTGCAGTCGGTGCAGGAAACACACCTCCTGTTAGTCCTTCTCAAGGAAATAACGGAGGTTCAGGAACTGGCAATTTAGGTATTACTGTAACTACTGGTGGCGGTGGCGGTGGCAAAGGAGGTGTCGGTGCAAATTCAGCTGGATCAGGCACTAGAGCTGCTGGCGGTAGTGGTCAAGCAAGTAGTATTTCAGCTTCACCTGTAACTTATGCAGGTGGTGGTAGAGGCGCTTTACACACAGATACATCTTCTAATAATGGAACAGCTAACGAAGGTGATGGCGGTGATGGTATGGGCGGTGGCGGTGGAAATCCTGCTGGCTCTGGTGGTTCAGGTATTGTTATTATTCGCTACAAGTATCAAAATTAATATGGTAAAAAAGATTTATGTCTGAAATAAAAATTAATAGTCAAGGTGAAGTAAAATTATACGATTCAGATAATTCAAACTATGTAGGACTTAAAGCTCCAGCAACAGTTGCGTCTGATGAAACATTTACATTACCTAGTGCTGATGGTAGTGCAAACTTTTTACTTAGAACAGATGGATCAGGAAATTTATCTTTTATTGATGTTGCAGGATTAACAGAGCCAGGTATTGATTGGCAATCCACTATTAAAACAGGAGACTTTACAGCAGTATCTAGTGAAGGGTATTTTATAAATACAACAAGTGGAGCTATTACTGCTACATTACCATCTAGTCCAAGTCCAGGAGATGTTGTAGCATTTAAAGATTACGCAGCAACGTTTGCAACAAACAATTTAACAATAGGAAGAAACAGTTCTAACATTCAAGGAGCTGCAGTTAATTCAGTGTTATCTACAAACAGAGCAAGTGTAGTTCTTGTATATGTAGATGCTACCAAAGGGTGGTTATATGTACAAGAGTCTAATGTTGAAAATTTAGGTCCTCAATATATTGCTGCATCTGGTGGAACTGTAACAACATCAGGAGACTATAAAATTCACACTTTTAATTCTACTGGTACATTTACCGTTTCATCTGTAGGTAATCCTGCAGGGTCTAATACTGTAGATTATATGGTAGTAGGTGCTGGAGCTGGTGGAGGCGCTTCTGCCCATCCAGGCGGCGGTGGCGGCGGCGGTGGAGCTGGTGGATGGAGAGCATCTTCTGGAACTGCTTCTGGTTCTTACACAGCAGGTCCAGGCCCTTTAACAAGTCCTGTATCAGCTTTACCTGTATCTGCTCAAGGCTACCCTATAACTATTGGGGCAGGTGGATCTGGAGCAACAGGGGCACCTAGTGGCGGATCTACTATTGCTACTAATGGTGCAAATTCAGTTTTTTCATCAGTCACGTCTGCTGGCGGCGGAATGGGAGGAATAAATTCAAGTCCTCAACAAGCTGGTGGACCAGGTGGTTCTGGTGGTGGTTCTAGTTGGGAAACAAGAACAGGTGGCACAGGTAATACCCCTCCTGTAAGTCCCCCTCAAGGTAATACTGGTGGCATTGGATCTGGTGGACCAGCATATGCTGGCGGTGGCGGAGGTGGTGCTACGGCAGTAGGTAGTAATGCTAATGGACCAGTAGCAGGTGCAGCATCAGCTGTTGGTGGTGCAGGTGCAACATCTTGTATATCAGCATCTCCTGTAGCATACGCAGGCGGTGGCGGAGGTGGTGCAGGTGCAACTCCTGGGCCAGGTTCTAGTGGCGGTACAGGTGGCGGTGGCGCTGGTGCTGCTTCAAATTCTCCTCCTAGTAATGGAACAGCAGGCACAGCTAATACTGGTGGCGGCGGAGGTTCTGGTGCAGGTGGTGCATCATGTAACTCAGGTGGTGGCGGCGGAGGTTCAGGCGTTGTAATTATAAGATACAAATACCAAAATTAATGTTTAACAAAAAAGATTTTTAATATAGTATAAGGAGATAGATATGGCACATTTCGCAAAATTAGGAATTAATTCAAAAGTTATTGGCGTAGAAG